ATCGTGCGGCAGCACGGACTCATCAGTGAGGAGTTCCGTGTGAGAAAGACCCTCATAGAAGGTCATGCCGTCATAGGAAATGTTCTGCTGACGCAGAGCGTGCTTCAGTTCACCAAGAGTGGTGGCATCAGTGTTCACAACATACTTGTTCTGATTCTGGGTGGAGACGATAGTAATGTTTCTTGCTTCCATAATTGTTATTACTTAAAAAGGTTTAAAATTGTTTCTCTGAATAATTTTTTGTCTTGAAGAGTGTGGTAAAAATCAGAGACATCCTTGCCACCCTCAAATTTTGGTAATACTACATTAATGAATCCTGTTTGTTTACACAATTTCTCCCCGTCAATCAAACCAGCCTCATCATTGTCAAACAGCACATACACTCTCTTGAATCTCCTCTTCAATTCATTAATGGCAGTATCACTCATTGTATAGCCTTCTCCTTGAGTTGCAATAGCAGGAATACCAGTGTTAGACCAAAGACATAGTGCATCTTTCAATGAGGAACATATACATATTTTATCTCCTTCCTCAGGCACTTGAGTCCACAAGCTAATAACAGAACTGTCGGTACTTGTGCACCATTTAAAACCATTCTTATTGAATGGTTGATAAATCTTAACACTAACATTATCCTCCTTAGTCTCAATGAAGGCATAGGCATATTTGTCAGCTCCGAAAATATATCTTACTCCGTTCTTGATAATGATTTTATGAGAGATAGGAACAACTCTGGCATATTCTAGCCACTCTTTGGAAACACCATAAGATTCCCAATAGTCAATATCATATTGTTTCCAATCTCTCTTTTTGAACTCAATCTTTGAATGAACTTTCTCTCTGACAACTATTTTGGTATAGTTATCACCAGTAACTCTCATAGGAGTGTCATTCTTAAAATGGCCGAAATCTTTCACAATCCTATCAAGCACACCGTCATAAGAAACATGCCACAGTTTTGAGAGGAGGTCAAATAAACCTCCTCTCTCACCGGTAGCATAATCAGTATAGCGAACCTTCTGTCCATCAAATGTATACAGACCAAACGAAGGCCGATTATCTTTCCTTAACGGAGAGTTAATGACACAAGGTATCTCAGTGATATTGAGATACTTGGCGGCTATACTGATTTCACTTACTTTGGAAAGTAATTCTTCAAGACTTATAGATGTTCTTCCAGAACTGAAACCCATAGATTACCTATTAGAACCAGCCCTTAGGGGCTTCAGTCTCAGGCAGGTCTTCAACCTTGGTGGACTCCACACTATACTCGTGGATAGGCACAACCTCAAACTCGGTGGTAGGATAAGCACCAGCCTCCTTGCGGTCTGCAAGGTCAGAGTCAAGCTTGCTGAAATCAGTCACACCATTACGCAGAACCATCTGAGTATAAGCAGCCTGATACTGCTTACCATCATCAGTGGTACGCACACCAAACAGCACTTTCACCTTGTTGTTCGGCTGATAAGACATAATTTCTTTAAGCTCCTTGAAGTCACCAGCGAAGAATTTATCAATTCCATCCAGACGGGCTTCGCACTCCGCCGGATTGTCAACAAGTTCCCACTTGCCATCAATATACTTCTGGACACTCGGAATGTTCAGATAAGTCTTGATGAAGTTGGTCAGGTCTTCCTCACCAACATAAGCAGGACGATAGTCCTTGTCAAGATTGGCAGGACCATTCTTATACTGCGGGATTTCGTGAGCATTGGCCTGCTCCTTAGTCACCCAAGCAGTACGACCATACTTGTCAATGACCTGCACCTTGGACTTGTCACGATTGAACCGATATTCCTTGCGAACGAAATAGGAAATCTTGGTGGTCATCTCAATGCCGTTGGACTTCTCAGGGTCAGTGCGGACCACAAAGTCAATACGGGCATAAGGGACATTAGTACCCTCGTTGTTCTGGACACCAGTATATTCCACATCCTTGTCAAGGGTAGTATTATAAAGGCCTTCAAGTTCAGCCTTAGTAGGATTGGTGGCAAGCACCTTCACAGGGGCAACACCAATATAACGCTTAATATTACCGCCTTCAGTAGACTCCTTACCAGCGGAGAATGCCATAAAACTGAAATTCTTCATATTAGAATACCTGTTCATCGTTAATAACCTCAGGAGCGATATTCTCAGGAGTTGCATCAACAACCTGAGAGTTTTCTTCGGGAGTAACACCCTCCCAAGAGAGCATCTGCTCAGAAGTATAGCCACCAGTCATAATCTTGATAGGGGCCTCCCAAGCATCAATCTGCTCGTTAATACTAATCAGTTCAGCAGCGAGAGTACGCATCTTCTCATTGATTTTCTCTCGCTGAGCCACCAGTTTCTTGGTGTTCTGAGCGGTCCGCTTAACAGCGGCCATCTGAAATCTGTTTAAAACCATAATTGTTAAAAAACTGAAATAAGTTGATTGTTTTTATCAGTTACTCTACAGATTTTAAAGTGGATTTCCAATTCCTCTAATGTTCTATTAGCTATAACAGAAATTATCATAGGGTCAGCAGCAACCGCCTTAACTGCTTGGTCTCTATTAGAAATTTCTTTAATCTCACATAAATAATCAAATAGAGTAATGATGTCTTCTAGTCTTCTATATGCAATAAATTTATTTATGGCTGAAACAACCGTATCTTTATCAGCCATAATACTCATTCATTGCCTTTACGACCGCACCTAAGTCGTTCGGAATGAAATCTTCATCGAACATCTCATTAGGAGTCTTGGCAGGAATCTGAATCATTCCTTCCATAGTGGCGTGAGTATAGAACCCATAAGTAGGTTTACCCTTCTCATCAAACTTGATGGCAGAATAAAGCACCATAGGAACTACCTCCATAGGATTATACTGATTATCAATCAATTGACCGATAGTACTCACCTTATAGCCAACAATGACCTTGTCACTCTGAACATCTTCACTATGAAGAATCATAAAGACATTGATGTCTTCACGCATCTGCTCACAAGTAGAGATAATCTGCTGGAAATGCTGAGCTAATTCAGTATATTTACCATAGCCAGACTCTTTAGCCCGCTTGAAATATTCCTTCCGCATAATATAAATACAGTCATCCAAGATGATGTTCTTCACATGAGGCTGTTTGTCACAGGCCTGCAGAAGATTAATCATCTGCTGATAGTCTTCAATCCGAAAGAGATTCTTCTTCTCAGCATTGTAGAGAGAATTACTTCCCTTGAAAGGAAGTTTCTTACCCAACACATTGATGATGATAGTCTCTTCAGGATTCAAAGTCCTGATACTGGTAGTCTTGCCAGTACCGGTCTTACCAAGTAGCATTACTACATTTGCCATTTCTTCGATTCTTTAGTTTGCTTAACCATATATTGAATAAAAAGAAAACCCTATTTCTCAGGCTCTCAGGAGCATAGCCACTCTGCCTCACATTCTCAAGGTGCTTGGCAAAGTCCACTGCTTGACTTAATTCAGGACTGTCTGGTAACGGCAACTCTCTGAAAGAGGAAGACATACCATTGAAGAACAGCGGACACACCTGACCACTTGCACCATAATCTCTATCCTCAAGAACCTGCATAAATCTGATATAGTTCTTGAACTTGGTGATATCATATCCCTCGTGGGTCTTAATCTCATATTTAAACGGACTATATAATCCTAATACAAGATTTGCATCTCTTGAAGTTGTCTTACAGTCGGCTAAGCCATCTGATGAAGGCTTAGTCAGCCCCATCTTTCTGTTTTCTATCCCTTCTTGAGCCTGTGCCTGATGTTGCACTAATACGATAGTATAAAGTAGATGGTCTCTCAAAGTAATGAAGTATTTACTCATTTTATTGATGGTATCTGCTTTGTTCAAACCACTCTCTTGTGTAAAATTTGAGGCATTATCAACAATGACTATTCTTATTTCTTCTTCATCGTCAAAGGTATAAGGGTCGTCCTTATTGATTAATCTACAAGTTTTACCATTACTATCAACATAAGTTTCATCAGTGTAATTCACATGTCCGTGGGCGAGTGCATAGTCTCTGCAATACTTATTGATACCCGTAGGATTTCGTATATCATCAATATAAGTAACAATTTCATCGT